TACGAGAAACAAAATACCGTTTCAAGTAAACTATTCCAGGAACATCAATCAAACCGGTTCTTACATTTGGAACAGTAAGAAACGGACGACTATGCATATCACGAATAGTCATACCCCAAAACTCACTCACAAATTGAGAAAATCCATGCTCATTAATCAAATCATGAATTAACTTATGAGTAAAAAGAATATGATCATCACCATACACAACAATTCCACACCTTCTCAAACGATACATCTCACGAATCTGAGAACGTCTTTCAGGAAAACGAGAAGCAACACGACACACATAAAGAAAGTAAACAAATGCTATTATCCACGAATCACCATGAGAAGTCTCATACGCACCAGAAGGCATGCCACCATACACGACACGCCATATCGTCCCAAACATATGAGTAACCTTAATTGCAAGCCTTTCAGCAGTAATCCTCAAGAAAGCAAGCAAAATAGTCCTATTATCAGAACTCATCGCACCCCATGCAAAATAAACACTAGCTTGGGTAACATAAAGCATTAACAATATCATATGTATAGAAGTATCTAAATGACGAAAATCACCATCCTCAAATACTATATCAGGATCATCATATCCCATACTCATTGCAAATGCAGTAGCACCCCCAAACCAGAAAGACATACCAATTTTAATAACACGACCACGCTCAGCTATTTGTCGATACATCTGACACATAGCAGCCATTATATACTGTAAAACACACAGAATATAAAATGGTCTCATCTTCATTGGTAAATCAGCAGCTTCTTCCTTAGATAATCCATCCTTACTGAAAACTTCATCCTTAAGAGTAACTTGACACGCACAATCTTGAGGAACATGTGCAGGATCAGCAAGAACACGTTCTTTCGTCAATTCAAGTTCTTTACGCACATAAGACATCTGTTCCATTTTCTTACCAGTAACACTTGCAATTATTTTAACACCATTACGAACATCCTGATAACGAGGCCCAGCACGCAAACCAGCAGCAGTCTTCTTCTTACACTTCTGAATAGCCTTCTCACGAGCAACCGCGTAATCCCACTTCTGAGTCTTGAACAAGTGCGTAGTACCCATTGCGAAATACAACATCTCTAAGGCTTCAGGAAAATACACTTCCAACGACTTAATTGCAGGAGTAATCAACTTAGTAGGCTTATTAAACTTCTCAATTAAACGAGGAACTTTTAATGGATAA